AGAACCTTAAATCAAAAGGAGTGAAGCTAAAAACCAGAGAAATCTAGGTTTGACCCTGATCCTCCGCCCCCGCTCTCTCTTTGAGTCAGATTATATCTTTCTCTAAGGAGTCGGAAATGCAACAATGTGCTGAAAGGAATACCAGTCTCATATTTTGAAACTATTTTCCCTAAAGCAATATCTTGTCCAACTAATCCCTCTATTTTCTCAAATAAAGAGAGCAATTGCAAGAATTGAGCGAAATCTATTGTACGGGTTAAAGAAGGATCGTTTCTATCCAGAAACACATCCCACCAGACCAACTCTCTTACTGATAATATATCACCAAGAAGAGCGTCTGCTTTATCCAAGGATTCTTCTAAAGCGTCAACGGTCGAAATCAGTAGATTTCGTTCCATTTGATCTAGGAAGCTACCCGCGTACATCACAGGAATGTGTGGAAGTGATTCAGAGAAATAATTTCTACTGAACATACTATCGACATGTTTTCTCCAATTATAGATTTTGGACTCTATATAGAGAACAAAATTTGTAAGGAAAAGATTTACCTGTACATTATCTACTTTACAGTTACCACTAAAGACTCTATTATCTTTTTGCAAAGAAAGAACAAAGTCAGATAAAGTGAATCTTCCATCTTGAAGTAATGCACCTCTTGATAGGAGAGAAACCAGTAACCCCCACCGATTAGGTGGTAAAGTACCTTTCGTCAAACACTGATTAAGATAATGTGCTTCTCTATGAGAAAGACACGTTTTCAAAATTTGTGCAAGACTAGTTTCTGAACTAAGAAAACCTCTTCTAAAGATCCTCTCAGTCCATTCTACTCTTTTCATGATGTTAAAATTAACATTATTAAAAGCTGAATGGGCAGATGCCGCCAGGGCTTCTTTTAAGCTAAGTGGAGATATATTAACGTCTCCTACAAAGTTTTGAGAAGCGAATTGGAACATACCTATCGTCGAAACGAAAGATTTTGCCAATCCTATAGTGATCCCATAATATTGACATAACCGTACGTATTGTACAGCTACATCCATATCGGCAATCACGATGTCGTCACCTAAAACTAGGTAATCTCGGAACTCTCTTATATTACATAATTGAGCTGCCGCGTATACCAAGAAATGGTGAACCACCGCAAGACCGGCCCAAGAGGAAAGAGTCCCCATGGGTTGTCCTCTTCCATAACGGAATGATTCAGATGAACGAGTTTTTGTTTTAGGGTCATAGACCGTATAAACATAATCCCGTTTATTCAATAGGTCTCTCCACAATTCTGCCATCTCTTTACCCATCCAATGTTGGAGTACTTGAACATATAATGTTACAGGTATTAAATCTGTTGCAGATTTAAGGTCAAAGGAAGCACAGAAGGAGTAACCTCTTTGAGAAAATTCTCTAACTTTACCTTCCTGGTTAAACGTCGCATCACTAGGATGATGTTTTAATATTTCAAACAAACATCTGTGTAATGGACGGAATAATAATTGAGTAAAATAATCACTAATTGCGAAGACCCGGACTTTTCCGGCTGCTTCCAATTTAATGGCCAATTTACCTAATTTAGTTCCTGCAAGTTGATTTACGACACTTTCGTACATCTCTGTACTTAAGTTATCGAATTCATACTTGAAGTTTTTCCAAAAGTTTCGATTAGAGTTGAACTCAGAATCATTTGCTAATCCTGCTATCTGCAGATAATGTAAAACAATAGGATCTCTCTGCTGGAGTAATTCGATAAATTCGTCATACATATTATCCATCCATCCTTTAAGGGATTGATCGGTAATAGGTATGTTAAGTTTATCAGCTAATAATTTAGCTCCTTCCATATACTGGAAGTAAGTACTTTTTAACTCTGAATTATACAGAGCAAAAAGATCTAAGATAAAACTTAAAGAACTTATTCGGCCATTAGGTCCGGCAGCGGTATTAAAACGAATATCATCTGAAGTTGGATACAAATTAGGTTTAACACCTCGTGGATTAAAATCCTCCCAGAATAATCTGGCTTTAACTTCAAGAAAGCTAAAGGGATTCCAATCAATTTGATCTCCTCTTGGATCATTTTCATCTAAGATACCGTGGTATTGTGGAAGTTGAGCTTTTATTGTGGATAAGTCCGGAACTTTATGAGTTCCTCTTAAACCTTTATAGCTATGTAACAATGTTACAATCACTCTCACATAACCATCATTCCCTGTTCTTATCCATCGTCTAAAGATTAGAGGAAGGCAAGAAGGTAAGCCATGAGACAACTTAACTCGAAAACCGAGTTGTTGCGTGTTCCTTAACGGTTGACCAGCTAAATACTGGAGAACCGTTATAGACATAACTTTCAACAAGAGTATTAAATTATTAATACCTTGTGTAGAGTTACGTTTCGTAAGATATCTACTCAATTTTCGGATTTCTTTTCTCCCAAAAGGAGATAAAGTTTTAATTCCTAACCAACTTATTATGTCAAAACAATAAGAAGGGAAGAATTCTTCGAAGTTTCCTTCGAAACTGATCATCGAGTCTTTGATTTTCCAACCGAAATGAGTGGTAAACAACTGACTTCGTCGTACTGATCTATCAAGGGGGGTGTTCGAGTCCACCGGAAGAGAATTACATCGTTTAGTAACCCTATCCAGTGTATCTGAAGGTGTCGATAAGACACTCAGTTTTCGATTATTACTAATTAACGAGGTTAAGAGAGCATGGTATCTATCAGATTCCAGGTAATCGAGACAGTCGGAATTATTAATATCCCGTATAACATATCTACCCTCGGCCATCGACCAATTAGAGATAATCTCTAATAACATCGAACGGTCTGAACGTAGTCCTTGGAGAAGTACATTAGATTGACGCATATTGAATTTTAGTTCTTCATCTTGGGACATTTATTTCACTGCTTACCAGCAGGAATCTTCTTTTCTTAAGGAAGATAAGGAACTTTATAAACATAAAGTATTCCAGAATCTGTAAATTGTTCTAACAATAGCAGAAAGAAGCAATACCAAATTTAGGTTTTGTTATCTTATAAACGTCTTAAATGGGGTATCTAGATGGCTAGAAAATCGCCAACAAGCGATAACAATGTACGATATGGTTCAGACAGTGCACAAATAGAAAATTTGCCCAAATAATTAAAGTCTCGGTCAAACGGGTGATCAAAAACGATCATACCCTGTACGGAGGTCTTTATCCAAACGGATAAAGCATATTTAATTAGTTGTAAAGGGTTTCCACCTTTTACAGCCCTATTCCTATTTATCTGTATTGTTTGCAATACATAACCTTCAAGTAAGTTTCTCTTTAGAACGTAGCTCCCTCTATATACTATGTATATATGGTGTTTAATTGTAATAAAGATCGACCTTAAAGGGGGAAGGGAGATTCTACCTTATCTGAATGATGAGGTGGTAAACGGCCTATCACTATACTCTATACATTATTACTTAGATGTTTTATTAACAACATTTATTTAATACTAGTAAGACCCATTCTCTGAGCTACATTAGTAAACTCTTACGATGGTGGAAAAGCAAAAAAATCGATCCCTCTTTTGGTTCTTGCGAACCGGGGAGCAGATCCTCGTCTTTCAGTTTCCGTCGAGGTACCAATCTCAACTTTCCCTGAGGCTAGGACGATCCATTGGGAGTGGTTTTCTTGAAATAGGCTTATTAGGCTAAAACCTGGTAGGTC